ACCCCGTCGTGGCGGCAAAGGTCGTCGCACCTGCAGCGGTCGTCAGCCGGATTGGCGTGATATCTAGGGGCTGCCCGCCCTCGGCGATGTAGTATTTCAGGTTTGTCCCGAGGCTCAGCAGTTGTTTGCCTGTGAGCGTCACCCAAGGGTGCAAGGAGCGCGCCGTACCGAGGAACGTCTGGCTATTAAAACTCGACCACCCCCCGATAGTTTCGGGGTACGCCTCACGGAAACGGATCTTGTCGCCGTCCACCCAGCCGCCCTCGTTCGCGAACGGAGTGATCTCGCGATTGATGCCGGGCTTAAACCTGAGTGGGGTGAGAGTCATTTAGTTACTCCGGTTTACGGCTTAAAACAAACGATCTGGAATGCTGCGGTTACGGGTGCGCCGCCCGTGTTTTTTACGTACACGTCAACGAATGAGCCCCCCGCCGTTATGCTCGGGTAGGCCCACACGATCAGCGGCGCCCCTGCGGAGGTATTGTTTAGCGACACTGTTGCTACATAAGAGCTAGTACCTAGACTGGTCGTAAAGGTTACGCGACATTTTCCTGTTCCATACCAATCGGCGCTTGCTATGTTGTAGCTCGCACTCGTGCTGTTATTGGTGTTGATTCGCCCAAACGCCGCCGGAGTTGTCACTGACTGCCATGATGGTGTTGCGGCGATCCCACTCGAGGTCAATACTTGCCCCGAGGAACCGTAGTTTTCACCGTTCAAGCCAATAGCGCCCGTGGTGGTAATGCGGAAACGCTCTGTGTTGTTGAGGTAGAAGATATGGTTGTCGGCCCCACTGGACGCTTTTTCAATGACATAATCCCGGCCAACAAACACACCCGCGCTGTTGCGGGTTTCGAACTGCAGCTGGTCGCCGTTCTGGACTATCGCTGTCTGACTAAGGCCGGAACTCCCATTGGTATCAACCAGCACAAACTCAGGGGCCGTATCACTTAGGGTAACGTCCCCGGTAAAGGCCGGAGATGCAATGGGTGCTTTACTGTCGATCTGCGTTTGGATCGGGGACGTGACGCCAACCGAGCGGTTGACCTCGGCGGTGGATACCATGGCACCATCGAGGATGTTCAGATCCGCGGTGCTCAGTGTGGCGCCGTCCAAGATGTTGATCTCATCTGCCGTAGCAGTGACGTCGCCCAAGTCGAGCGTTGCATTGACGAGCAAGTTTAGCTCTGCCGCTGTGGCAGCCACCTCGTTTACTGCGAGTGTGGCCCCAGCCAGCGAGTTCAGTTCAGCCGCTGACGCGGTCACGCCGGCCAAAATCAGATCAGGAACAAACGTAGCCGTCAGGTCTGCGACCGCTGCACCGATGCCTGCGCCGTTGGCGTAGACGATAGCGCCCGCGCCCGCAGGGATCGTGACGTTGCCGCCCGACCCTTGGCTCATGATGACGCTCTGGGCCGTCGCGTTGCGAATGAAGTATACTTTCTCGGCGTCGTTCGGAGAGATCGTGACCGTGTTTGTGCCCGAGGGAGACCCACCGAAAACAACGAGCGCATACTGGCCATCGGACAAAACACCGTTGGCCGTAATGAGATCGTGCGTGGTTCCGGTCAGAGACACAGCGCCGACGCCGTTGGTCAGGCGGTCGACAATCTGCATGTTGAGGTTGACCACGTCACCCCAGACGCCGTCTTTCTCGCCGTCGGCCGGCAGCTCGATCCCGCCGTTGTTCGTGAATGTACTTGGCATGATTCGTCCTTACGCTGCGACTGGAGTCCAGATGGTTCCGGCGTCGGGGTTCACCCCGGTCCAGTCTGTTATATCAGAGGGTTCAACATCCGTCCATACATTGCCGGGGTCGGGCTTTATCGGCCCCCACATGATAACTTGGCCTGTGCGGCCGGCGGCAGAGACGCCGGCGATAAGGACGATTGCGCCAGCAGCAGCCTGCGCAGTGCCGACCGCTCCAGTGGTAGAGACGCCCGTGACGGGAACCTCGATGGAGGGGAGGCCCTGCGCCGTGCCCGCTTCGCCCGTGGCTGAAACGCCGATCGGAATAATTGTCGCGGTGCCGGTGACAGTGACGTCACCCGGCTGGCCTGTGGCTTCCACGCCCGTCGTTAAACCGACCGCTGCGCCCGTTGCGGTTACTGCACCAACACTACCCGCGGACTCGGAGCCTGTAGCGACCGCGATGACAGAAGCAAAGGCTACGACATTGTTGACCTGCCCCGTGGATGCCACGCCGACCAGTGTTGTGTTCGCTGTGCCCGTAAGGTCAACGGACCCTGTGCCTCCTGTGGCAGAGAGTCCTGATACCGGCGCCTCGATAGACGGAAGTGCCACCACTACCCCAGCTTCACCCGGTGCCGCAACGCCTGTGATGACGGCGTTGGCATCAGCTACGACAGCAAGAGTGCCCACTTCGCCTATGGCTGCGACGCCTGTGACGACATCGTTGGCATCAGCTGCGACAGCAAGACTACCGACACCACCTGTGGCGGTGACGCCTGTGACAGAAGCGTCGGGGTCTGCATCGGCTATGCCAACCTCGCCTATGGCTGCGACGCCTGTGACGACATCGTTAGCGTCAGCTACGACAGCAAGAGTGCCGACACCACCTGTGGCAGCGACGCCCGTGACAGCAGCGTCGGGGTCTGCGTCGGCTATGCCAACTTCGCCCGTGGCCTCAACGCCCGTGGCAGCGGCAGTCGCGGCCGCTACGACAGCAACGGTGCCAGCTTCACCCGGTGCCGCAACGCCTGTGATGACGGCGTTGGCATCAGCTACGACAGCAAGAGTGCCCACTTCGCCTATGGCTGCGACGCCTGTGATCCGGACATCTACGTCTTGGAATAGGACTTCGCCGATCTGGCCGTTTGCAGTCACGCCTGTGACGGACACATCGACGTTGGGGATAATTAAATCGCCGACTTGACCCGTAGCTGAGACACCTGTGGCAACTGTAGCTGCATTAGCTTCGATAACAACGGTGCCCGCCTGACCGTTTGCGCTGACGCCGACGGCGTCTGCCGTTGCGTCAGCGGCAACCGCAAGAGTGCCGACTTGGCCGGAGGCTGCGACGCCTGTGACGTTTGCGTCAGGGTCTGCGTCGGCTATGCCAACCTCGCCACCCGCAGATACACCCGTAAGGCCTACAGCGGCATTAGCTTCGATAACAACGGTGCCAATTTGGCCCGCGGAAGAAGAACCAATCGCGTTGATTGAGACATCTGCGATCGCCGAAGCAATACCCACCGCGCCATTAGCGCTTACTCCGGTAAGCGGCGTAACGCTGGACCCGCGTGCAAGCACGGCACCTACTTGGCCCGTCGCGACGACGCCGGTAAGGGGGGCATCTGCCGCTGCAATGGCTACAACCGCACCGGCAAAGCCCACACCTGCCGCGGCCGTGAGGGCAACAGCGGCGTTTGCTGCGACAGAGGCTGCACCGGATTGCCCGATGGCCGCCGCACCCGTGACACCCACTGTAACATTGCCCGCAGTTTCCGCCGTGACGGTGCCAACTTGGCCGGTGCCTGCGACGCCGGTAACAGCGGCGTCGGGGTCCGCATCCACAACGCCGACTTGGCCGGTGGCAGCTGCTCCGACGGTCTCGGCAACAACGTCTACCGCAACCTGAACAGTACCAACCCCGCCCGTGGCAGTGGTTCCGGTAAGAACGGCAACGGCGTCAGCTGCAACAACGACAGAGCCTACGCTTCCGGTGGCCGTTACGCCGGTCAAGAGGGCGACTACATCTGCCGTGACCGTTACCGCACCGACTTGGCCGGTGGCCGTTACGCCTGTAAGGGCGACGTCCACATTTTCAGTACCCGTGGCAGCGACAGACCCCACCTGCCCAGTAGCCGAGAGACCGGTGATTGGGACGCTAACGCTTACACTGGCCTCAACCCCATCATCACCTAACGGAGCGGAGGCGAGAGGGGAAAATCCTAGCATGGGTTACTCCTACGGTTTAGTGGGCCAGATCACGTTATATGGGAAGCCTTCTTGCGCAGTTATATCACGAAGCGATTGGCGATACGATGCCCAAGCTGGTGTCATCGTGTTGTCGCTTAGGGCCATCCAGTCGGTTTGTTGCAGTAGGCGGTCACGCTTGTTGCGGACAGCATCTTCTGCCTGATCTTGCGGCTTGCTCTCAACAGTGTAGCCAATCACCCAGCGACCAGTCTTGTAAGTCTCGCCTGTGTCCTCGTTTACCGCTGTCTCGTTGTTGTGAGGTTCAGGGTCACGCACAAGACTTTGTACAAGATTATCGTACTCAGGTTGGGCCTCAGGCATCACATGGTAAATGCCGTAACTGGCGAGGATTGCATCACCGATCTTCTTCGGGAAGCTGGTCTGCGGGTTGTTACGGCGAAGGTCTCCGAGCGTGTAAGGGAATTGCTCTACCTGTCCGTTTGATGTTTTTACGAGTAGCATGGTATCTCCTATGCGGTTGAGTATTGGTAGATGGTGTCTGAGCCAGAGCCAACGATATACATCTTGGAGCCGTCCGATTTGAAAAATATACCTGTTGGGGCTGTTTCTTGCGCAGATACACTAAAATTCTGAACATAGGATGCAGATGAAATGTCCCAAGCCGTGCTTAGGTTATACTCATTTACATCATCACCACTAATACCCAACAAAAATAACTTGTCTCCATTCGGAGATAAAAACAAAGAAGTTGGTGTTGCCTCCTGTGCAGAAACGCTAAAGTTTTGACTGTAAGATGCAGTAGATATGTCCCAAGCGGCGCTTAATGTATATTGATTTATGTCAACCCCAGAAAGACCAACAATATACATTTCCAGTCCATCGGGCTTAAAAAACAAATCTCTTGGGATTGTGTCCTGAGCAGATACACTAAAGTTTTGACTGTAAGATGCAGTAGATATGTCCCAAGCGGAACTCAAATCATATTCGTTAACAGCGTCACCGGATGCACCAACAACATACATCTTGGAGCCGTCATCCTTAAAAAATAAACCCGTTGGGGCTGTATCTTGAGTAGATACACTAAAATTCTGCACATACGAAGCAGACGAAACATCCCAAGCAGAGCTTAAATCATATTCATTTACATCATCACCAGATGACCCCGTAACGTAAAGTTTAGTTCCAACAGAACCAAAGAACATAGCGTTTGGAGCAGTCTCTTCCCCCGCCACACTAAAGCTAACACTATCATAACTCGCATTAGCCAGATCAGGGTCGGTCCATTCTGAGGGAGCAGCTGCGGCTGTGGAGTATTGGTAGATGGTGTCGGTGGCTATCCCTAACGCATACATTTTAGAACCGTCTGACTTAAACGTAAGGGCCGTTGGCGCTCCGTCTTGTGAAGCCACACTAAAGCTAACGCTGTCATAACTCGCAGTAGACAAGTCAAAGGCTGTTGACAAAGAATACTGATATACAGAGTCGTTTTGCAGCCCGACAACAAACATCTTTGTCCCATCAGGGCTCAAAAATACGTCTTGGATGTTTGCGTCTTGTGAAGAAACGCTAAAGTTTTGTACGTAAGACGCTGTGCTAGTATCCCAAGCAGTGCTGAGACTGTATTGTTTTATGTCATTCCCAGCATCGCCAGCGACATACAGACGACTGCCATCAGCACTAAAAAACAACCCTCTTGGAGCAGTGTCCTCAGTCGAAATATCAAGGGTGTTTGAGAGACTAGCCGTGCTTATGTCCCAAGCTGTGCTGAGTGCATATTCGTAAATGCTGTCGTTTGTAATGCCGACAACATACATCGTCGTCCCATCGGGGTGAAAGAACAAACCTTGAGGGCTAGCGTCTTGCCCACTGACACTAAAAGATTGCACATACGATGCCGAAGATACATCCCAAGCGGTGCTTGCATCATACTCATAAACGCTATCGGAACCCTCGCCCGTGACATATAGCTTCGTTCCATCTGGCTTGAAAAATACCCCCATTGGAACACCGTCCTGCCCCGCCACACTGAAGCTGACACTATCGTAACTCGCATTAGCCAAATCAGGGTCGATCCAGCCGGAAGGCTCAGGTCCAGCACCAGCAGAGCCAGCAGCCGCCTGTTGCATCAGTCTAGCAATCGTCATGCCATCGCTCCACCAGCGAGGAAGCCATAATACGTTGTCCCACCATCCTGCGTGTAGAACGA